TAACCATTTGTTTTTACCCCATTCAACATCATAAACTCTATTAAATATTTCTTTTAGATTACCATTTTCCGTATCATTTCGCCAAAAACTTAAATCATAATCATATGGTTCTTTTTTATGTATTTTATAATCATAAATATAAGGTTGTGATTTTATTACATCATATGTATCTTTATAAGTCCCCATTAATTTATTTGAAAATGAATCACCTGTATATCCAATATATAACATACCTTTTCTTCCTGTTTTTATATAATTTTCATTAATTACCGAAAGTTGATTTATAAAATCCCCAAGACGTCCACCTGATGTATACTTTATTGGCAATTTATCACTTTGGACCTGTTCTTCCATTATATTTATTGACTATATTTTAATAATTATTAACTGTATTTTAATAATTATTCACTTATATATCTTATATATTTTTATAAAATTTTTATATTGTTTTTTATTCCGTTTTTAATCTAATAATGGTGTAAAAATATTTAAATAAAAAATATTATTATTGTATTTAATTATTGTATTTAATTATTATAAATATCATAATTTAAAAACTCTTATTTTAATAAATATCCAGTAAATTCAAAAATACTTGGATTTCTTGATATTAATTTCCATTTTATTTTTTCTTGGTTTTCTTTTAATAATTCAATAGCACTTGGATTAGTCGATAAACATATCCAATTTATTTTTTTTTTATTTTCTTTTAATAATTCAATAGCATTTGGATTATCTGATAAACTAAACCAATTTATTTTTTCTTGATTTGCTTCTAATAAGTGTATCGCATTTTGATTACTTGATAGAAAATTCCAGTTTATTTTATCTTGGTTTGTTTCTAATAATTCAATGGCATTGGCATTATTTGATAAACAAGTCCAATTTATTTTATCTTGGTTTTCTTCCAAAAGATGTGTTGCATTTGGATTACCTGATAAATAATACCAATCTATATTTTCTGGATTTGCTTCCAACAAATCGATTGCATTATTATTTCTTGAAAGATAACACCAATTCAAATTATCTATATTTATCCAATTAACAAGTTCCATATTTTATGCTTCTCTGCTTTCATTTATCTTTTTATCTCATTCATTTTTTTAATAAAAAAAATTGTTATTTTTATTATATTTTTTATGCTTTTTTATTTTTTATGCTTTTTTATTTTTTCACTCATTATTATTATTTTAGTAAATATCCACTAAATTTAAAAATATTTGGATTTGATGATAACAATTTCCAATTTATTTTTTCTTGATTAGCTTCCAATAATTGTATCCCATTTGGATTTAAAGATAAATTATACCAATTTATTTTATCTTGATTTTCTTCCAATAAATCAATAGCATTTGGATTCTCTGACAAATTATACCAATTTATTTTATCTTGGTTTTCTTCTAATAAGTGTATAGCATTTGGATTTAATGATAAATAATTCCAATTTATTTTTTCAGGATTTGCTTCTAACAAATCTATAGCATTTGGATTACTTGATAAACTATACCAGTTTATTTTATTTTGGTTTTGTTCCAATAAGTTTATAGCATTTTTATTATTTGAAAAAATACACCAATTTATTTTATCTTGGTTTTCTTCCAATAAGTGTATAGCATTTGGATTTAAAGATAAATATCTCCAATCTATGTTATCAATGTTTGCTTCCAATAAATCAATGGCATTTGGATTTTTTGATAAATTATACCAATCAATTTTTTCTCGGTTTTCTTCCAAAATATGTATCGCATTTGGATTCTCTGACAAATTATACCAATTTATTTTATCTTGGTTTTCTTCCAAAATATGTATAGCATTTGGATTTAATGATAAATAATTCCAATTTATTTTTTCAGGATTTGCTTCTAACAAATCTATTGCATTTTCATTTTTTGATAAAAACTCCCAATTTATTTTTATACTTTCTTCATTATCATACTTCGTTATCCAATTAAGAAGTTCCATATTTTATATTTTATATTTGGTTGTTAATTCTCGCCATTAAATAATTATTTAAAATCATTTTTTTTATTTTAATAAATATCTACTAAATTCAAAAATATTTGGATTAAATGATAAATTATCCCAATCTATTTTATCTTGATTTGCTTCCAACAATTCAACAGCATTAGGATTACTTGATAAATTATACCAATTTATTTTTTCTTGGTTTGCTTCTAACAAATCGATTGCATTTGGATTTTTTGATAAACAACTCCAACCTATTTTTTCAGGATTTGATTTCAGTAAATTTATTGCATTTGGATTTAAAGATAAATAATTCCAATTTATTTTATCTTGATTTTCTTCCAAAATATGTATCGCATTTTCATTTAATGATAAATTTTTCCAATTTATTTTATCTTGGTTTGCTTCCAATAAGTGTATAGCATTAGGATTACTTGATAAATTAAACCAAAATATTTTATCTTGATTTGCTTCTAACAAATCGATTGCATTTGGATTTAAAGATAAATTATACCAAGTTATTTTTTCTTGGTTTAATTCCAAAAGATTTTTTGCATTTGAATTTAATGATAAATAATACCAATTTATTTTATTTTGGTTTTCTTGTAAAATATTTATTGCATTTAGATTTTGCGATAAATTACTCCAATTAATTTTTTCTTGGTTTAATTCCAAAAGGTGTGTAGCATTTGAATTTAAAGATAAATAATTCCAATATATTTTTTCAGGATTATTTTCCAATAATTCACAAGCATTTGGATTAGTTGATAAATATTCCCAATTTATTTTTTCAATATCTATCCAATTTAGAAATTCCATACTTTTTTTTATTTTTATTTGATTTTATTATTTAAAATATTTAATATCATTTTTTTAAAAAATAAAAAATATTTTTTCATACTTCGTAATTCTTAAAAAATATTTTTTTAAGAATATTTTATTTTTTGAAAAATTAATATTACCATAAAGTTCCATAATTTCCATTCATAAATATAGTCAAAATTAATATTGCCATAAAGTTCCACAATTTCCACTCATAAATGTTAATATATTATATCTTTCTTCAAAAACAAATAAATTATAATTATATTGATAAATATTCCAATAAGGTTTATTAACACCAATTATTTCTTTTGAAACTGGATCACAAATATTCAATGATTGAGCCAATAAATTAATTGGGGGAATAATTGTATTAAATTCAAATTGAACGTCATTAAAACGACTTAAATTGATTGCACCATTGGGTTGTTTTAAAAATATATTTGTATCTAAACAAAAATTATAACAATATAATCCTTCCCGAGCATATTTTGGAGTTCTAACATATTTTTCAATATAATCATATACACCATAAGGTTGCATATTTTCTCTATATTCGCCATCAAATAAAATAGCTAAATCAACCAATATATTTTTAGTATTTATTATATTATATGGATTTGTTATAAAATAATTGGTTAAAGTATTATCTTCATTAACACCTGGACCATTATTTGATGTTGTTGTGCTATTTAAATAATAAAAAGGTTCACTTCCAACAACAGGTGCTGGAGAAATATAATTGGGTGGTTCAAGAAATGGAAAATTACTATAATTACTCCATTCATTTCTTAAATTTGCATCACTTCGTTGAAAATAAAACATCCAAGAAGTAACCATACCTAATGATTCTAAATTTACTTTATTTGAACCTGTAATATTATAAAATATATTTTCGTGCACTTGCTTAATTAAATATTTTTGTTCTTGAGATGCAAATATTCGTTGTTCTTCATTTGATAAAAATCCATATGTGCAATTTAAATTAATATCTGTATTCCAAATATTTCTTTTATCAACATATGAATTTATACCCAATGAAGTATCTGGTGGAGGTTGTAAAAACCGATACATTTGCATATAATAATTATTAAAATTTGGTGCTACCCGTGGATAATTATTATCTGAATCATAAACATCACGAATAGTGAATAATTGACTTATGGGTTTTAAAGTAATATAAATATGAAGAATATTATATTGTAAAGAAACCAAAGGAAACGCCATTTGAGAATTAAGAACAAACCAAACATTTAATGGTATATAAATTGTTTTTCCACGTATCGAAGGTTCAGGAATTACTGCTGAATCAGTAAAATAAGCATTTGGATAATTTCCTTTATTTTGACCATAAAATCCAGGATTATTAAATTGATTTGTATTACCACCCATATCATTTATTAATTCTATTTTTTTAGCTTCAAAATCTCTTTCCATTAAAGCCAATAAATAATCTCCCGAACATTGAAATAAAAGTTGATTTCCACAATTTATTACTAATTTAGAAATCATTTTAAATCCTATATTTTTTATCCATTGAAATTCATAAGGAACCCAAGAACCATCACTTGTTGATGGTGGAATTATTGGAGACCAAATATCAGGCAAATTTACTGAAATATAGGTATCCATAAGTAAATCTGCATATCTTAATATTTTAAAATCAAATGTTGATTCTTCTGAAAGTCTTAAACTTTTTGAACCTTCATAATCAATCCGAAATTTTTGTAATCCAAAATTTGTATATTTAGCGTAAGTTGTTTTAAAAAATGTTTTTGTTGGGTTTCCATTTAATATTAAATTTCCTTGTCCTTGGGAAACTAAATTCATTAATCCGCCAGGCATTTAATATATATATTTCATTTATTTAATTTTATATATTAAATATATAATAATATATAAAATGAATAAATCATCCAATGTTTATGATAAAATATCTAATTTTAAAAAAAACATTAACGCTTATGTTATGATAATTTTAATCATCATTGTATTATTATTCTTTTCTTTTTATTGGCTTATTTATATTCGTAATTTACAAAAAAGAGAATGTTCTTTTTTCGATTCCTTTTATTCAAAATCAAATTCTAATTTACGATCATTAAAAAATTCAGACCCTCAATGTAATTTTACTTTTAAAGATTATTATATTAAATCCGCATATAATTGTTGTAATGGTGGTGCTTATTCCAATGATTTTGTTAATGTTTGTGTTTTAAAAGATATATTAAAACAAGGCGTTAGAGGTTTAGATTTTGAAATATTTTCCATTGATGATAAACCTGTTGTTGCTTCTTCAACTACTGATGATTATTTTGTTAAAGAAACATATAATTCAATTCCTTTTGAAAATATTATGAATATTATTAATTATAATGCTTTTCATATTGGTTCTTCACCTAATCCAACTGACCCTATTATTATTCATCTTCGTTTTAAAACCGTTAATTTAAAAATGTATGAAAATTTAGCTAAAATTTTAGATTTATATAATGATATTTTACTTGGAAAAGAATATAGTTATGAAAATAATAAAACAAATTTTGGAAATACTTTAATTCAAAATCTCTTAAATAAAGTTATTATTATTGTTGATATGAATAATCCTTATTTTTTAAACTGTAAAGATTTTTATGAATTTGTTAATATGACAAGTAATTCATTATTTATGAGAGCTTTATCTTATTATGATATTCAATATTCACCAAATATTGATGAACTCACCGAATTTAATAAACAAAATATGACAATTGCAATGCCTGATAAAGGTTCATCTCCTTCAAATGTAAGTGCTATTTTAGTTCGTTCTTGTGGTTGTCAAATGATTTGTATGAGATATCAAATTTTTGATTCTAATTTAGAAGAAAATGAATTATTTTTTAATTCATACACTTATGCTTTTGTTTTAAAACCTGAAAATTTAAGATATATTCCTATTACAGTTCCTACACCACCACCTCCAAATCCAAAATTAAGTTATGAAACAAGAACTATCAATAAAGATTATTACAGTTTTAATATTTAACATTTTATTCATTTTATTCATTTTTATTCTTCTTTTAATATATGAAAAATATACAAGAAAAAGACAAAGACAATATTACCAATTGTCAATTAACTATTTTAAAAAAATCTATTGAAAAAGCAACACAAATTATGGGTAAAAAAAAAATGAGTTCTCCTGAAATTATTAAAATTATTGAAATTGTTGAAACTTTTATTAAAAAAA